ACGAATACGCTCAACAAGGGTACATCCTGACGCTTCGTCAGTTGTACTATCAGTTCGTCGCCAGAGACCTGATAGCTAATAAGCAATCTGAATACAAAAGGTTAGGTTCAGTCATTGCTGATGGTCGGTTGGCCGGGATGATTGATTGGGATTCAATCGAGGATCGTGGTCGTAAGGTAAATAGCCCTAGTACGTGGGGAAATCCTTCTGAGATCATCGAAACATGTGCGAAACAATTCAAACTCGATTTGTGGGCCGGTCAGGAATTTCGTCCCGAAGTGTGGATAGAGAAATAGGCGCTGCTTTCGATTGCCGAGGCTGCTTGTGAACCATTGAGGGTGCCGTATTTCGCCTGCAAGGGTTACGTCAGTCAAAGCGCAATGTGGGCCGCTGGGGCTAAGAGGATTACTAAATACATCAAGGATGGGCAGATTCCCGTTATCATCCATCTTGGAGACCACGACCCAAGTGGTATCGACATGACTCGCGACATTTTCGATCGACTCGATATGTTCGCTTGTCAACCGATCGAGGTTTCTCGCATTGCTCTAAATATGGATCAGGTGGTCGAGCATAACCCGCCGCCCAATCCCGCCAAGATTACTGATTCTCGGTTCCAGACTTATGCTGCCAAGCATGGGGATGAGTCGTGGGAGTTGGATGCTCTGTCTCCGAAGGTTTTGGTCAATTTGATTCAGGGGAAAATTTTGGAGATGCGAGACGACAAAATGTGGAGTGTTGTTTACGAGCAGGAAAATCAAGAGAAAGCAACTCTTGCTGCTATTGCGGAGGACTATGAATTTATTAAGGGGACTGTGGAATGAAACTGTCATGTTTTGTAGTCATTTTGGTACTGGATATCCAAAACTTGGTCTGATAACTAACAAAATATTTCTGTTTTAATTGGAACACGGTTGGGTTTTGGACGTATAATGAGGTAGAAGTCGGGAGTACCCGACTACGGAGATAGACATGAAAGAAATCAAATGGGAATCAACATTTCCAAACCATGTCCACGGCAACCTTGGATGTGTTCATTTACATTGTCGCAGGTCAGAGACGGAAACCAGAAAAAAAAGATGGTGTGGTCGTGCGTATATCATTGGCCTTAATACCTACGTCCCAAACGGTCCACTAAGGCATTCTCTGGCAAAAGCCAAGGAAGACTGTATTTGTCAGGCTCGTGAAATTATGCTCAATTTCCGGGAGGGTGTGATAGAAGAACTTAAGAATTTCGACTTGTTGATGGAACAGGAGTAGAAGATGCACGTAACGGACAAACAACATGATCACAAGCTTCGTGTTTTTGTCGTGGCGGCTTTTGAGGTAGACACAAGCGATCTCAAAACTTCAGATGAATTGATCAAGGTTGCGACGATGGATACAGTCAACAAGGCTCTGATTAAGGCGTTCGGGGAGTTTGACACGGTGAGGTTTATGGGCACCACCTTGGCTTCTGGAAAGCCTGTAGATAAATCATGAATGCCGTCAAATGGGAAACATCGGGAGGTGGCAGGTACGCTCGTGTTACGATTGGTGCTCTAGACTTGCGATGTAGCGTGTGGCACGAAGAAGGTACGAAATGCTGGATGGCTACCGTCATGTTCCCAGACACTAAGACCATGAGGATCGGAGAACTTTGTTCCTCTATGGCAGCATGTAAAGAAGAGGTTTTCAAGGTAGCTCGTGAGATGTTGGAAGACCATTATGTCGCTGTTAAGGTTGAGATGGCGAACTTTGGGATGGGAGAGTAAAAACGACTGGAATGCTTGTGGTGTTTTACTGTTTTGCTGTCTGCATCATTTTGTTAGCATGGCGATGTAATCGAAAAGTCAAAGAGGCTAAAACTTCACGACATGTTATCTCTCTTCCTATCGGGACTAGGTTCACTATGGACGATTCAGAAAGCATCTGGGTTTTGATTCATTTAGACGGATGCGGCTTATCTGTTGAGTGGATGGGGAATTATTGCTCTGCTCGAATACAGAAACAGAGGTATATTGTTGGAAATGAAAAGCATCTAAGACATACGGTAGTAAAGGTGGTGCAGTGACATGGCAGTCAGTAAAGAAGACTCTGAGGAAATTCGCAAGATCACGGTGAAGTTGGCCGAGTTCGCCTTGACGCTCACCGGCTCAGAACTGAAGACCTGAGAGATGCCCTGCAACACCTAGCTGTCATAGGAGCGGGGAATCGATATTCGTAATAGCATTAAGGGTGTTGATGATCATCTTTGTTGTTTGTGCTTTCGTGATTTTAGCGGGCATACCAAGCGCTAAAGGAGAATATCATGTGTGAAGAGAAGAAACCAACTGATACCGAAATGTTTGATTGGTTGCAGCAACAAACAATCGGTTATGGTTGCGGATGGATTTGTCGTAAATCACCACATGGACGTGGAATAAGACTACACGAAACTTCCAGAGAGAGTGCTGTGGTAGATGTTCGCGAGGCTATTGCTGCGGCAATGAAAGATGGTATCTAATGGACTCAGCCAAGAAAGAATCAATGGGAAATGGATACGATAAGTTTGTTTGTCCAAAATGCGGGCATACCAATCCTATCGTGTTCGGATCGGATAGTATGCAGATGCTGGCAGACAGTGCGGATAAGCTGAACTGTGAATCGTGTGGCGTGATTCTCGAAATGAGGTAGAGTGAAATGGAAGAAGCTTACGGGAAAGAATTGATTCTCGATCTTAGTATGTGCGATATTTCGACATTCAACCGAGAGTCTATCGGTAATTATTTCGACGCTCTGTGCAAACTCATTGATATGCAAGCAGAGGATCGACATTTTTGGGATGACGAAGGCTTGTCAGAAGAAGAATGTCAAACCGATCCTAAGACAACGGGTGTGAGTGCTGTGCAGTTCATTCTTACCAGCACGATCGTATTGCATTCTCTGCCGAAGCTTGGTAAGATTTTTATCAACATATTCTCCTGCAAGGACTTTGACCAAGAGCAGGCTTGCATGTTCACGGTTGAATGGTTCGGCTCCCAAAAGTTCAGGCGACATGTTGTGGAGAGGCGATAGACAATGCGTATTATTGAACGATCGGTAATTCTCGACAGCCTCTGTGAAATTGAACATCTTGGTCGCGAGATGTTGATATACCATAGAGAAATTCTTGTACGTTTTGTTGTAGAAGAGATCAAGGATCATAGGTTCTATTGTAGTGTAAGTGCTATTGCTGATATTGCTGATATTCCGCTCAATTCTAGATTTTTATCAGATGCTCCCAATTTCAAATCAAATCCGAATATAACAAATGATGATAAATTTCGTGTAGCCTTAGTTATTCCGACAGGCTTGGGTGCTTCTGTTGGTGGCAATGCCGGTGACGGTGGTGCTACCGCAAGGCTTATGGCTTCCGTTTGTGACAAATTGATTACGCATCCCAATGTGGTTAACGCTTCTGACTTTAACGAGATGACCGATAACACTCTGTACGTCGAAGGGTATACATTAACACAATACCTACTAGGGCATATTGGTTTACAAGAAGTGCGACAGAATCGTGTTATTGTCGTTGTTGATGGCTCTGCCGAGCCCGCATATATTCATGCTGCTATCAATGCCGTCAATGCTGCCCGCGTTACTTATGGATTCGATTGTCTAAAGGTAGTCGTACTAGATGACCCCTTCGTCATGGAAACCGGTTGGTCTAGCCATGGTCGTGCAGCGGGTAGTGTCGCCAACCTGGGCCAATTGTTTGAGGTACTAGAAAGAGAACGAGATTCGTATGATGCTATCGCATTAACGTCACTCATTGGTATTCCAGATAAAGATCGTGATCATTACTACAAGCATGGTGGAGTGAATCCGTGGGGCGGTGTTGAAGCCATGCTTACACATGCCGTGTCTCATGTCTTTGGAGTGCCATGCGCTCATGCTCCCATGATGGAGTCACAAAAGATAGACAATATGGATTTTGGAATAGTTGATCCGCGATGTTCGGCTGAAACTGTTTCAGTTACGTATCTACCATGTGTTCTGAAAGGACTTAATCGTGCTCCACGTATTGTTGACTCTAGTCCCGACATATCATGCTTGGTCATTCCACAAAGATGTTTAGGTATTCCAATGTTGGCTGCATACGACAGAGATATACCCATTGTTGTTGTCGATGATGAACTTGAAGTTGACGATGTAAATTGTCTTGATCACATTGAGGCGATATCTGTTGATAACTATGTCGAAGCCGTTGGCGTTGTTGCAGCGATGAGGGCTGGCATTAGTGTTGAATCGCTTGGTCGTCCGATCGGAAGCGTAGAGGTTTGTAGGGAGGGATCATCAAATGATTGATTTGTGTTTTCCATACTGTAGAGACTGTTGTAGGAATTTCCCCATGAGAGAGGAAGATTATCATAAACTCGAAAGAAATGGCAATACATTTTATTGCCCGCATGGGCATGGTCTTTGTATAACTCAGGAATCTGTGGCAAGTAGACTACAGAATGCTGAAAGAACTATCGTTCGCAACAACAACACAGTGGCTCAGTTGGTTAGGAGTACGGAGAGTTTGCGAGGTGTTCAGACTAGACATCGGAATAGGCTATTGCGTGGCCATTGTCCTTACTGCGGTGATTCTTGTTTCAAGGATTTGATCATCCATATTAAGCGACACCACAATCCGGCGAGGGCGTAATGAAGTTGTTCGAGATTTGTCCATTTTGTTCTCAGCGACGAGCAGCGTTGCTAGAAGACCTAAAGCCTATGGTCTTGTCTGGTGACGATAAGGAAATGCAGTGTGATACTTGTAACCGTAGTTGGAAATTGCGTCAATCAGAAGCATTGTTAGAGTTAGCAAGACAGCAAAGGGTACAAAAGTATGGAAACTAAGACGATAATACTTTCTCTGGACCTAGAAACCACCGGACTAATTCCCGGAAAGCACGTTCCTATCTCTATTGGTGCTGTGAAACTGGATGAACATAATGAATATAGGAGTAGTGAGAATTCCTTTTACGTGCAGCTTGAATGGGATTCACTTATTGTCGATCCAAAGGCTATGAAGATCAATGGTTTGGATATAGCCAATCCTCCAGGGTGTGGTCCGTTTGATTGCAACAGCTTGCCAGCCGACGAAGCTCTTTATAAGTTCAAAGAATGGCTTGGTACCGACTCGTTTGTGGCGATGGGTAAGAACGTTGGCTCGTTTGATCTTCCGATGTTGAGAGCGGTTTGGGAGCCCAGAATGAAATGCTCATGGCCATTTGGTTACAGATCAATTGAGTTGAATACATTGTTTTTCACGCTTTCTGAGTTGTTAAATAGGCAATTTGACGATGTTAAAAATGAAATTACCAGAAGGGCTTGGTGTAAAGTTGGTTGTTTCGAAAATTTGGGGAACCTTATTACACATCACGCTCTTGGTGATGCATGGTGGAATGTATTCGCATGGCAAAATTGTTTGGAATGGCTGCGAGAATTGGAGGCATAGATCGTGGGGATAGGTGAGAAATTAGAACCTGTTGACATAACAGTTTTAGTATACGACCGGGGCCTTGAGGAAAATGATGTCGAGGTATTTTTGTTGTGGCATGGTGCCGAACATCGAATGGCCGAACTTATCGAGAAATGGGGAGATATCCCGAACTGGAAACACAAGATCGTTGATGGCGTAGTTACCGCTAGTAGTACCCATATTGGTGCAGTCATCAAGATTTTCAAAAGAAAGTTGGGAGAAGATGGCAGTAAAACCTAAAGTATACAGCACAATAAACTACCCTGTCGATGTTGGTCTTATCAACCAGCTTCGTGAGGCAGTTGAGCGTTTGGCCGAAGAGTCGAGGGCTGTGGTGCCTATCTCTAAGGCTCAGTGTGTGATTGGTTATGGTGTGAACAAATCACAGCGTGGTATTGCTGCTGATTCTGTAATATCCATAGCTAAGGCTATCAAGAGTATTGGTGGATGGTAAGTTATGAACGTTAAACCACACCATCCGTTACAGGAATTGTTAGCTCGATTACTTTTCAGTATAGAAACTGTTCCGGTTAGGGTACAGCGTTCTATGGTTAATCGTGCTTGTAGGGAAGCCACAAAGTGGCATGAAGAACAGATAGGGAAATTGGAAAGGAAAAGAACTATGATGGAACCAACAGGTAGTTGTTTTGTTTTTGTTGTGCAGACTGACTGTTATGCTGGCAACTTCAAAGAGAAGATGTCTGCTTTTATGACGGGACAGTACGGGGATGGTGAGTATGGTGAAGAACAGGCAAAGCAATTTAGAAATGATAATCCAGACAACGATTCGTTTGAAAAAAATGTCGTACAAATGAACGACGGTCGAGGTTCTTCTGTTACGCAGATTTTTTGGGGTGAAACACATACCGATTTCGGTATCTTTTTTGATACCCAGCCACATCCTGATCAGATAAAACTGATGATGGATCGTGCTAAGACGTTTGCAAAGTTGAATCCATATCCAGAAGAAGCAAGAGAAGGTATTATAATTACTGGTTTTCAACTGAGAGAATTCGTTGTGAAGACTACAGACCAAGAACTGGCTGTTTGGGATGTTGACACAGAAACGGTAGGTGTTTAGTGAAAATTGTATCTCTTGAAGCAGAAAATGTTAAACATCTGAGGGCTATTTGTATCAAACCTGATGGCTCGGCTGTCATTGTCGGGGGAGACAATGAGCAAGGGAAGACTTGTGTTTTGGATTCTATCGAATATGCCCTCCATGGTGCGGGGTCTATACCCGCAAAACCTATCCGCAACGGTCAGAAGAAGGCTCGCGTGGTGCTCGATCTTGGTGATCTTATAGTTACTCGAACTTTTACTGACAAGAGTACGAATCTTACTGTCAAGAATAAAGATGGTGCTACCTTTGCTTCTCCGCAGGCTATGCTTGACAAATTGGTTGGCGAACTCAGTTTTGATCCGCTAGCGTTTTCAAAGATGGACGCGAAGAGGCAGTCTGAAGTCCTGAAGAAGCTTGTCGGATTGGATTTCGACTCTTTGAATCTAGACTACAGGAAGTGTTTCGATGAGAGAACTGTTATCAATCGCGAAGGTAAGGCTCTGAAGGCTCGCTTAGACGACATGGTGAAACACGACGACGCGCCTGACAAAGAAGTGTCTATTTCTGAGTTGTCCAAGGAATATGCCCAGGCGACTGAGAATAATCAGGGGGTTATCTTCAAACAGCACGAATTGGATGTCGAAGTCAAAGAACTTGCCGCCTTGAAAAAGCGTGTTGCAGTATTGGCCAAGAGCGTCAAGACTAAAGAAGCTGCTATCTCGGAAACAGCGAAGTTTGATACACAGTCTATCAAGACTAGGATGGACAAGGCCGAAGAAATGAATAGTCGCGTCAGACAGAATGGGATATACAACGAAGTCGATGCGCAGGTCTCTGATCTTAGGAAGAAGTCGATAGCTCTTAGTGATAAGATTGTATTTCTGGTTGACAAGAAGGCCCAGTTGCTAGCTAAGGCTAAGTTCCCAATCAAGGGTCTGGCCATAGATGAAGAAGGCGTTACTTTTCGGGATATTCCTTTTGTTCAGTGTTCTGCTGCTCAGAGGATTAGGGTTTCTGTCGCAATAGGATTGGCCATGAATCCTACGTTGAGAGTTTTGTTGATCCGTGAGGGATCACTGTTAGACCCAAAGAACCTAGCAGCTATCGCCAAGATGGCAGAAACTGCTAAGGCTCAGATTTGGATTGAACGAGTATCGAAGGGTAAAGAGTGTTCAATCATCATCGAAGATGGGTCCGTAGTTGGTCAAATGGTGGAGGTTGAGTAGTGTTGTTTTCCGAAGCAAACAGTGTAATACTAGATGGTATGGAGGATTTAGGATTGTTGCCTCACGGTGCCCATCTTTATCGCAAACCAAATGGTGCTGGTGGACACACATACTACACCGATGAATGTGGTATTATGAGTTTTGTTTGGGATACGTGCTTAGTCCATCGGTCTACTTTGGCGGCTGCGATGCTTGTAGAAGAACACACCGTATATCTAAAGCAAGTATCTGATCGAAAACAACAACAAAAAATCACCAGAGAGTTGGAGATTGATCGTGCAGCGGCTACTGGAGGATCATTCCTTAACCCGGTACCAACAAAGAAGGTGGAATAGATGCCAGAAACACCTGAGACAGTATCTGTTGGCGATGTGATAAGTATCGCAGAAAACGAACAAATAGGCGTATCGTGGTTTGGAGAATATGTCGTAGAAGAAGCAATGGATCGGGGTGGCTGGTTTGTCACCGCACGTAGGCTTAACGCGGATGGTAGTTTTTCTCTGGGCAATGAAGTCATATACTTTCATCAATGTCCGGGGTACAAGAATTCTGTTATCTCACTGAAGGTCGTTAGACGTATGACGAGGATATTTGTATGACAACAGATGACCCGAGAAGAAGAGCTAACAAGATCGTTATGGACCTGTGTTATCGTATCGAGAGAATGTGTCGTTACTCTGCGTTAGGAGACAAAGAGGTTGATGATCAATCCATGACCGACAGAAAAACCGTAGAGGGACTCTATGTCTTTTACCGCAAGAATGGTAATGATGAAAATTCTGCCGCCAGACAAGCTAGGGTTAACGCTATTCGTCTTGTGCTGAATGAGGTTTTTTCATGAAACCTACCTGGATAATACAGACAAATATGGAAGGTGTCGACACTGGTCCGATGGTCGATGTCGTCAGTGCTCAGGGGATGTTGGCAATACCAATAGAACACACGACAGGAATGCTTTATGATTTTAGTCCATACGATCATCAAGACTGTATTCTTTTCTACGGCGACATAGATTTTGTGCGACAAGTTCAAAAGACAGCACCGTTCATTCCGGGTGCTTGGTGTAATTTCTACAACATGAAATGCAGTACATACTACGCATATTTTGGCGAGCAACTATTGAACAAAAACTACATTATGATGCCAGTTGGTGATCTACTAAGAAGGTGGGATGAGTTTGTGATCCCTGGTTATCCACATGTATTTGTTCGACCCGACAGTGGTGCGAAGCCGTTCTCTGGACACGTTATCAAATACGGAGAAAAGCACAAAATCCAAGCGATCATAGAGACGGTTGGTCCTGAGACTTTGGTTGTTGTAGCCCCAAGTAAGCCGATAGTATCAGAGTATCGTTTCGTGATTTGTGAAAAAAAGGTTATTGCTGGATGTCAATATCTGCCGGTTGAACTACCTATTTACCCAACCCCCTCTTTGCGTCTTGCCTGTGTTATAGCGAATCACGATTGGCAACCTGATTTGTGCTACACGGTGGACATAGCTGAACATGACGGTCAAATGTATCTTCTAGAAATCAACAGCTTCAGTTGCGCAGGTTTGTACCAGTGTGATATCGGTGTTGTTGTTCAGTATGCCTCGTTGGCAGCTAAGTTTGAATGGAATGATTACGTTGATCCCATCAACAATTAGAGAGTTTTTTTTGGAGATTTGCTTATGTGGTTTATGAAAAAGAAGGAATACGATTTCTACATAGCTGGTCCGATGCGAGGTTATCCGAATCTCAACAAGGATACGTTTGCTGCGGTAGCCGATGGTCTTAGGGCTATGGGTTTAACAGTGTGGAGTCCATCAGAACATGACAGTTACGTGAAGTTGTCGTTTGCACAATGTATTACACTCGATCTGAATCAGGTTATCAATCATTGTAGGAAGATCGCATTTCTCCCAGGATGGAGAAAGTCTTTGGGGGCTAATATAGAAGCGTTTGCTGCATTTGCTTGTAAGAAAGAAGCACTTGAAGTGATAATCGATAAAAATACTGGTATGGATTTGGTTCCGCTTGATCTTAGCAATTATCTTTTGCCGTATCAGACTGGACATGATCGTCGTAAGTTTGATCCGCATAGTTGTTCTGTAGATACACCCAATACAGATTATAACTAATCGGGTGGCGGTGGTACCTGATCGTCTAACATGCTTTTGAATCTATCTCGTTCGCGTCTGGTTGCTTCTACGTCAAATAGTAGATATATGACACATAGTCGCAATTCCTGTAACGAGTTGGCTATTTGTGCAATTTGTTTTTTTGTTTCTTCGCTCATGGTAGATTCCTTTGCTCCAGTCTTGATAATTATTTTGTTTGATTTCCTTGTTTTGGTCCCAGAAGCAATATCGATGATTTCACGTAATCTATGATTGAATTCATCTTCTTTCATAGTACGTCAGTCCTTCCTACGTATCACGAGAATCCCACACCACCTTAAAGGTAGGAGTGTTTACTATGTCGTCAGCAACTACTGTTATTCGGCCAAATCGTTTCTTGCCTTCGATATATCCTGGATAGCAATGAGCAACAAGTTCGGTGCAGCTAAATCTCGATGTCTCATTAAAGTCAAAAGCGAAATCGTATTCGCTGCCGATGGCTGCTTTGGCCCGTTTGGTTGCTTCTTCTTGTAGGCCCTCTGGAGTTCTCAGAACGATCAGATGGTCCGTCCGCATGAAATCAATGAGATCGTCGACCACAACCCCATCGCTGATGGAGTGAACCACCTTGTGTTGTTTGCCCTCAATTTCTCCGACATACATTCCTGCGTGATTCCACCAGCCGGGGATGAGCCACTTGTCGACATACCCCTCGAATCTGCGGATTAGGATGTCTCCAGGCTGGATAATATGGTCTAGGTCTCTGTAATGTTTCCCTTTGAGCCGGAAAGTGTTGGCATTGATTGTGAACCAAAATGGATGCAGGATTCCGTTCCATTTGATGTCTCCGATAAAACGAAAGATAGCCTTTTCTAGTTTGAAGAGCAAACTTTCTTTCACATTGACCAACCCCTTTAGAGTTCTTTTCTGATGAAACTAACGACACCATACAAAAATGTGAGAACCATCGCAACTATCATACCCTGCGCCACTAATGATCCAGTATAAACCACACAAGCTAACATAACAATCCCCCCTTTTTGGAAAGAAACAACATACTTACCATAATCTTATACACCGTAGTCCGTGGCCAGATTTTCGTATTTATCAGGGTCTTCATCCGCCTGTCTGTGGCATTCAGCACACAGATACAGCAAAAAGAAGGGTCTGGAGTGATCTGGGTGGTGTCCTTGGATGTTTTTTTCGGACATGCAAAGTTCGCATTCATCTAGTGGGACGAGTTTCCCCGTTTTTACAGCCTGACGGACAAGGTATCGGGCGTGTTCCTTTTCGAGGAATTTTTCCTTGTCTCTTCTGGTTTGTTCTGCATTCGGGGTTGAAGGGTCACATCGGCGGTTTTCATTGGTCAGCTTGGAAGCGCATGATCGTGAACAGGTGTGTTTTTGTCCTATCTTTACGGTCTGTTTGATGCGACTTTCTTCTTTTTCGAAAGGTTCCCTACACCATTCACAATTAACCGTTCGGGTATCGACCATTATTGCCATGCTTTCAAATTACGTTGGGCATATCGGTCTTTATAGATTATAGCCCTTGGGTTTGACAGAACGGCATCTGCAATGATTTCATTGTACAGAGTGTGAATTTGGTTAACTGGTGGTTTATCAGGTAGATCACTACCTTTCTCTGCATTGTTGGCGTCGAGTTTAGCGTATTCGTAGAGCGTAGATACTTCATCCAAATTCAATTCACCCTGCTTTATAGATAAAAGCAATTCTGCGCGAGGACAAGGAAATGTAATGTTACCTGTGTCCATGAGTTCTTTGAGTTGATCAAGCAATCTGATTGTATGACACGCGCTGGAAGTACAATAACCATGCAACTTTATTTGTTTTTTCCGCTTAGCACCCAGTTTGCGATTTGTCTTGCGAGTTTCCATTTGATGATTCATAAATAAAAGACGTATGATTTCATCCATCGATTCTTTCCCTGGATGAAATACTTGTCGTATGTTCTCGACCACTGTATCTTCATTGGATGTTCTCTTGATAGGGACGAGTTGAGTACCCGTGACTTTTCTCCATTCTGATTCTGCATATCCCCCGATGCGTCTGGCAAATTGCTTACATGCAAATAATGATCTGTTACGAAGAACAGTACCTCCAACATCTGTTCGCTCAATGATATTTGGCTCGGGTGCAAATAGAATTTCATAGCATAATGGATCGCCGCTAATTAGAAGTTCGAAAAATCGTTTGAGAGAATATATCACGATATCTGGTTCTCTAATGACTTTTTGCTCGAATCGAGCTAAGCCAGCAAGATACTCGAAAGGGGGTATAGTGAATCCTCGATAGTCGTGATCACTTTCTTGCGTTTTGGTACCGTACAATCTAGACCCAGCCATTACGAGAAAATCTGGATTGTCGATACTGCGAGTGAGTTCTGCTTCTTTGTTCATACGATTTTCAACTTATCCATCAACGACTCTACTTTAGCTATACACTGGTTGTGATCTTCTATGAACATTTCCATGAAATCTTCGGGGTTCAGCGGTGCTGGAGATTCATAGTTGTAGTCGATGAATTTGGCTTCTGGCAGAATACAAACAATAAATTTTTTTATGACCGAGATTTGGCGACAGGGAAGCACACCTATATTCAAATGCTTTACGGGAGATTGCATATTATTTGCTTTAGCGAATTCTTCAGCAGCAATATACACCTTTTCGATTGCGGCGAAAGTGGTTCTTGTTTTCCATCTAGACAGAAGAAAGTTCAACAGTTGTCTGCGGTTCTTTTTTGTTACTATCACTTTTTTGTTCTCCTTAATATGCTAATGCTGGTATAATAGATAAGATACGTACATAAGACATTCTGCCAAGAACGGAGCCAAACTTTGTCCTATTGTGTGGATTTCCGCGACAGTGAACCATCCTATTCCTACTATATCCACACAAGCGGGTTTGAGTTCCCCATCCCACATGTTACACAAAAAAATATGCGTATTGTATTGTCCTACACGCAATGTATGTAGCAGCTTGAAATTGTGTCCGTTAAGATTGGTTTCTTCTTTGAGTTCTCTGGCGGCGGCGTTGGCAAGTGTCTTGTCTTCTGGATTAACTTTTCCTCCAGGGAAGCACCATGTTCCCCCCGATACATCATCGACCGATCTTTGTATTAGGAGAAAACGGTTTTTGCTTTTTAGAACAACCCAGACAACCTCGATCACATCTTCCCCTTTCAATAATAGAGGGATTCCATGGTATTATACACCGACTGTTCTATTTCCACGTTTTTCTAGTAACAATTTCTGATATACGATTTTGCGTAGTAGCAAAGTCATTGGCAATGGATTGTTGTGTTTCTCCATTCGCGTATCGAGAACGTATTGAGTCAATATCTGTTTGTGTGAATCTAGCTCTGCCATGTTTTTCTTTTGTACACATAGTCCCGTGTATTTTTTTGTCATCGGAATTGTCTTGGGATGTACCCCATCGAAGATTGTTTGGTAAATTGTTTGATCTATTTCCATCGAGATGACGAGATACCATTCCGATAGCACATGGTCCATGGAAAGCACAACAAATCAATCGATGGACTTTTAAGGATCGCCTATGTCCGTTACATCGAACCCTAATTATCATATATCCATCTTTGTCAGCATGTTGAACTAATTTTTTCAGTTGTCCATTACGACAAATGCGATAGATATTGCCTTTATTATCTACTCTACATTGGGGAAAATCGGGAATAATTTGTAGGTTAGCGATCATCACCATCGCCCTTCAGCTTGCCTCTTTCTTGACGACTTAGCAATTTTTCTATGTTGCCAGTGTAAACATTTTCCAGGGTGCAGTTGCACCTGATAGCAAATTCTTCGATGCACGCAAGAACCTTTGTCACGTTATGAGCTATAGCTACGAATCTGCTGCGTTCTCCCAAGTGACAAGCATAATCGTAATACCATGATTCAAGTGCTTCTGCGACAAGTGATGCGCATCTGTTCATATACAGCACCAATTGTGGCCACTCCATCAAGCGAACTTTCTGTGTTTGCGAACTGTTTTTCATTTCGTAGCACATTTGTAGATCACAGTCCGTATCAGAACAAAGATTCGACAAATACCAACAACAATCCCCCAATTCCTTCCTGATAGCCTCTTTCCTCTTGTCGGTCAATTTACCGTTGTCATCACGGTAAAGCTTCTTGACTTTTTCCGCTACTTCACCACACTCTCCTACGAGTCCTAGTCCTGGGTAGATCATGGATATATCTACATCGTAATCTTCTCCTGTGTGATAAACGGCAGTCGACCTAGCTTTCTCTTGGTATTCTCTAAGATTCATTATCTTCCTCCTGGAGTAATTCTGTTTCTTTTGGGACCATATTCAAGATGTCGGCTACGAACTGTATGTTCGGAGACAACACAACAAATGCTTCTTTGGGGGGTATCCCTAACTGCTTGGATGCAATCTTGGCAGATTCAGCCAACTTCGGGGCCATAGCTCTTATTGAAGCCATAGCTCGGCCTATCGGATCGGTTATTTCAATATCCTGAAAACGATATCGCTTAATTCTAATGCCTAATTCCTTACATATCTCAGTGATTTTTGAACCTATCGCTTCCTCTACTGTGCTACTATCGTTGACTAAATCATCAAATGGAACCGTGGTGACAATGTGTCTGATTGCAGCTTCGCAAGCCTCGATCATGAACTGATCGGAATCTTCGGTAAAGGTAAGATACTTCATGAGATTGGTGATTCTGTAAATCACAACACCTCTTATGCGAACAGAAAGACCATCCTCTGTCAAGACGTACATTGATTCTGCTATGCCGAGGTTTGTTTGGACATGTCGTTTTTCGATTGTCTGTCCTGTTGTGCCGAAATGAATTCCCGATTCCAAATCTTTGCTTGGTTTTCCGAAGGTAAATCGAATAGCCGACCATCCAGGGATAACTATCGCCCATTTAATTGGACAAATCCAAACGATTGGGGCTATCAACAAGTTTTCGATCATAGCCATTATTCGAGTTAGCAATTCACTCATACAACTATCCTATCACATTGTATCCACTGAGCACGTTAATCAATACATCCAAACTACAACAGTCACATGGTTTCGTAAGTTTCTTTTTTCCGAAACAGCCAGGACATAATGTTCTTATGTGGTGAGTGGTAATGTGTATGAATATTATCTTGTAAATACACGATTCGCAAATACATACTCCACCCATAAGTTTTTTGGTCTTTCTCGTCGAGTAATACTGACCACAGGTGTCACATATGATCTTTCTGAAGAATAACCCTGCCAATTTTTTCCACGACAACGACAAAATGCGAATGATAAAGGTCGATAAAGTCTGCGATAGTCCATGAAAAGCCATTCATAATCTCCGGTTCACTACGTATCAAATCCGCCCACTTGGGTAATTCTACACACAATTCATTCTGGATTTTTTGTTGTCGTTCGTATGTCTCGAAATCAAAAACGACAGGCTTTCCCGATGTTCTTCTGATTCGTCTCTTCAAACCATCAACCTGTTTCCCAGCTTTTTTTATGCAAGCCTTTTTGCTATCGTCAATCAATTCGATCCACTGTGCAAGAAGTTCTTTGACTACAACTTTGTTCACTTCAAGTCCTCCAAAAAGTCAATATCACCACCTGTTTCGTCCAGCTTCTTTCTGATGTCTTTTATCTGACCAAAAATTTGTTTTGAGTTGTCGGCGATCTTATCCGGGGATGAATCGACAAAAGTCAATTCCCAAAATATGCTGGTAATCAGACACTAGAGTGTTGGATCGATTCTTAGGCTGAATCCTGTTCTGTGAAAACTTTTCTCATCTTGTATAAATGGTGGACAAAAATGAACGATTGGCGAGACGCGAATAGGAAGGTGTGCAAGGTCGTTGACGGGGGTGAACTCTATCCCATACCCTCTGGTTTCTGGGCATTTGCAGGGTTCATCTTCGCAAACACATCCGGGTCCGACTCCATGGAAACCCATAAGACCCGATAGTTCACTTTTTGTGGGGTCTTCCCAACTTAAATCATCCTTCATGTCGCACTCTGATTTCCAGTAGAGTTCGAGATATTCTGGTTGGACTATAGCATTGGGGTCTCTGTTTTTATTGATCTGGGTCCAGAATGAATCGAAGTCTTCCATACCAAAGATTTTGGCAATTCCTGGGGTTATTCTTTCTGCCAACGCGATGAGTTTGAACACGTCATAGAGAGTAAAGTCATGTGCAATCTTTGTGACACTCCACTGAAAATCACTTGGTCTGAAGTCATCTCTATGGTATTGTTTGGTCAGATGTATGCCGAACGACGCAGGATTATGCTCTGGCATATTTTACCCCTAGATGGTCAGCCGTTTGTTTGATAACGTTTTCACTAATCTCTACCCCTACGCAGTTCACGCCGAGCCTTTGACAGACTATAGCCGTTGTTCCGCTTCCCAAGAACGGGTCTAACACACGACCACCTGGGCGGCAATGTCCTTTGACGATACGCTCCACCAGCGCTTCTGGAAGTTGAGTTGGGGACCATTTTCTCTTCTCCTTAAACGTACCGCACACCCGAGGGAATTCCCACACATTGGGCGGCATTTTACCGCCAGGAAGGGCTCTTTTATCGTTGTATTTTGTTTGTCGTGCGCTAGGCACCTTGATTTCTTCTGGTCTAACGTAGTCCGAATTCAACCAGTACATCGGTCTGTAGCAAAGACCATATCTACCTCTGTTTGTTTGGTCCTGACCAAAAGTGTAATACCACTGTAATCTTTGAATTATTGGGATACAACTGTTACCAAGGGCGTATTCAATCAATTCGGTCCATTTCGCGTTGAAGGTGAAAAAAATGGGTCCGTTAGTCAGACCAGCCATCATATCGAGCCAGTCCTGGATGTTCTGCTTGTAAACGTCTGGTGGTTGATTATCTTTGAAACCATCGTACTTGAGGCCAATATTGTCCGGTGGATCGGCTATAATCAGGTCTATCTGGCCGCTTTTGCGTATGTTTGCTTTTTCGAATTCACCGTGAATCAATTTGATCATACTGTGATCTCCAGAGAAATATTCCTACATACTATTATACGTCAGGTAGGGGCTTGTGTCCCAAAAAAAAGATAAAAAAAACCGAGCGCTTTTACCAAAATGTGCTGTCTATATATATGGAGGGGTGTTTTTATCGGACGTTGTGTATAATTTCCAGGGGTGATGAAAATGAGTGATGAGAAAAACAAGATTGATTGTCGACTGAAGGCCACTGGAACAAGTAAGGCTGACGCGAAGGTCGTCAAAGACTTGTCTGTCCCTGATCCAGAACCAGCAGTTGGGAAAAAAATTCTTGACGAACTGACTGAAGAGGAATCAAAGGATGACGCAAGATCAAAGAATTCTTAATGAAGCATATCCCATAATTGAGAAGATAGCAAAATCTCGTAGTAGCAATGGTGCATTCGCGTATTATTGTAACGACGACATAAGACAAGAAGTATGGTGCATGTGCTTGGAAGCGATGGATCGATACGATCCAAAGGTTGGTCCTATAGAAAACTACTTGGCAAGACATGTGGCTAACCGTATCAAAAATCTGAAAAGAGACAAATATTTCCGTCCTGGATCAGATGTACCAAGTTCTGGGTTCGCACGAATCAGAATGAATCTTATTAATGCACTTCCTCTTGGCGGTGGAGATATTGCTGACCAAGGAACCCTCTTGTGTGGCACGCCCATCAGTTGTGATCCAATAAACTACATCTTGTGTGAAGAAACTTTTGTATATATCAAGGAAAGACTGCCAGAGGATTTACTTTTGCCGTTCGAAGCATTGGTGGGCAACAATAAGGTTCGCAGTCAAGTTACCGATCTTGTCAGAAAACATGTTATTGACATTCTAAGAGAAAGGGAAGAAGATGGCGGAAACGAAGAATAAAAGACTATCTTCAAATCCTAGGGCTCTTGAGATTGTAGGGGAAGGTGTCAGTAACCATCTTTCAGATAAAGACATTCAAAAGATACTCGTTAAAGAGTGTGGATATAAATGGACTACCGACACGATTGGTCGCAGACGCAGGGCTATGATTAGTAACAAGCAGGATAAGCCAGAAGTGGTTTCTGATGGTGTTGATGCGCCGATGATGACCGTTCCGCCATATGGTCTAAATGAGTCAGAGACAGCGGCTTGGTTCAGAGAACAATTCAAAAATTCTCATCTGTATCCGACTATCAAGAGACAACTCGAACCAAACGAAATAATCGTATACATTAACGATTTTGGTCATTTGTGTTGCCAATTTGCTGATATAGTCGTCAGTGAATTCATGCAGATTGATGATTTTCTTAAACATAGAATTCTTGTTGACAGACAGTTGGTTTTGGCCCTTTCTTTGCAGAGACAGATAGATATTCTTGGTCTTTGGTTTGTGGAGAATCCAAAAAAAGAGGATGAGGCTAAGGATACTATCAAATTTCGTCTCATGCAACAAAGACAAATGGACGATTTTTACAAACAACTGAAGGTCGTGAATGACCGGTACGATACGTTGGTTAAAGAAAGAGCGAGAATTTACAGTGGATTGAACGCAACACGAAAAGATCGTCTAGATGAACTCAAGGGTGGGAAAGAAACATTTTTAGATTTGGTCGGCAAGTTGCAGCATTCACAAGAAGAAAGAGATAGACACGGACGCTTTGCAGCGTTGACGAAATTGGCAGCAAAAGATGTTGCGGATAATTTTCGTAAACCCAATGAATTTCCCGATGGTACTGTTGCGCCAATTATCATGGATGCACAAACAAAATTCTCAAGCGATGGAGTAGATACTGATGAATAAATGTGCTCTTTGTATTCCAAGACCTGGAGATACATCTTCAGCTATTCAGCAGGGATATATGGATGTCCTAAAACAGTTAGGGTGGACAGTATACTGCTGTGATCCAAAAACCAAATTGGGTTGTACAAAATTCATTGAAGAATATGGTGTCAGACTAATCATTACTCACTCAAGATTTGGTGTCAGACAGTTGCCGATCCATTCGATAAACAAACACAATGTATCTGTCATGGTAGATGCGTTGCCCCTCAACGAAGACAATATGGGGTTGAATGGACCATACGAATTTGCGAATAATGATGAATCGCATGTCCTACAAGAGATCGAAAGGTTAGTTGTTCATACCAGGATTGATTCACACTTGTGGCCATTATATATGAGTGGTTGGGAATCTAATGATATTGATCTGTTGTTTTTGCCAGTTGCTGGAAATATCGTCAGAGCAATGCCACCAACTTGTTCGATCCTAACAGATGTCGCTATGATTGCAAATTTTGGTCACAAACAAGATGTTCTCAAACACCTGATATCACCGCTTTTTAGTCGCATTGATTTGTTGGGATATTCTTATCAGGCATTCGGCGATGAAGCCTGGAAATTATCTGGGATTGCCCATAACGGACCACTTATTGATGATGGTAAAAAAATGGCATATGTTTACGCTACTGCCAAGGTGTGTCCAAACGTACACACAATAACACAAGTTAAATCTCAAGTGTGTTTGAACGAAAGAACATTTATGATTCCGCTGTGTGGCGGCAGACAGATATCTGATACTCCAATGGCTCTTGATTTCCTTGGACCACATTGTGAAATAGCTAACAACATTACCGACTATATGAACATGGTTATTGATGCTATAGAAGACGAAACACCACGATACGATAGGGTGAGATCGGCAGTAGAGCATGTCGCACACAACCACACTTATTTTAATCGCTTGAGTGTGTTGTTCTTGAGGTTAGGATTGAAAGAATTTGCTGATGATGCAAAAGCAGAAGGAAAAAGTGCTGCGATTCGTCATTGTTGGGGAATGGATGCAAGGTTGAGTGCAGAAGAAAGGGGCGTCATGTATGAAGAAACGATCGTCGGCTGAACGCAATCTGGGTAGGCGCATTTTTGGTGTTACCATGCCCATCGAGCGGAAAAGAACAAAATGGGGAAGAAATTGGCCCTGTATGTGTGGTAGCGGCAAGAAGCACAAAAATTGCTGCCTACAAACAACAGAATCCTTGACATTGCAAGACGGCAATGCCAGTGTTGTGGAACTGTCTGAAGATGTGCAGAAGTTGGTTAAGATGCATCAGGAAGCCATCGCTGCTAAAGCAGAGGGTGGGACAAATAAGGGAAACGGAGGCGAAAGTCGCTATGAAGGTAACACAAGAAAAAACAAATAAGACTGCTTTTATCACTGGTGTGACAGGACAGGACGGTAGTTATCTGTCAGAGTTCCTATTAAATAAGGGATACAAGGTTTACGGCTTGATTCGTAGATCATCTGTCGATACGAAAGAGCGAATTCTCGATTTCATGTATCATCCAAAGTTCGAGTTGGTTGAGGGAGACATAACCGACGCATCTTGTATGAACAGGTTGATTTCTGGAATTAAGCCAGATGAGGTGTACAATCTGGCAGCTATGAGCCACGTTGGTGTTTCTTTTGACCAGCCCATCACAACCTGTCAGATAGATGCGATAGGCCCATTGAACATTCTTGAGGCAATCCGTCAGTCGTCGCCCCACAGCAAATTCTATCAAGCCAGCACGTCTGAACTATTTGGAGATACGAAGATCGCACCACAATCCGAACTAACTCCGATGACACCAAATTCTCCTTATGCAGTAGCCAAGCTCTATGCCCATCACCTAGTTGGCCTTTACCGTCGTGCCTATGGCATTTTCGCATGTGCCGGTATCCTGTTTAATCACGAATCAGAGCGTCGTGGAGAAGCTTTTGTCACTCGTAAGATCACTAAGTACGTTGCAAGCTTGCGAAGTTGGATGGATAATAACGGAGGATTTCCAACCAAGGATGTTGATATTCTTCCATTGGCCCTAGGGAATATAGAAGCCAAGAGGGATTGGTCCCATGCTCTAGACATGGTTCAGGGAATGTGGCTTATGATGCAGTGTGATGAGCCAAATGATTACGTTCTTGGCTCAGGCGAAGCCCATACCGTGAGAGAATTTTTGGAAATTGCTTTCAAATCAATAGGTCTTGATTACAGGGATTACGTAGTGATTGATCCTCAGTTTTATCGTCCAGTCGATGTTAATCTTTTACACGCAGATGCAACCAGAGCTAAGGAAGTTTTGGGATGGCAACCAACAATTGGTTTCGGAGAAATGATAGATCGGATGGTTCAGAGTGATTATGGATCGAGGATAGAATGTCGCGCCTAATTTTACCCACATACACCGTCATCAGAGATACTCGTGAGCAGAAGGATCACGGATGGACGTTTCCTGCGCATCATCCGAATAGAAGACCGCCAAAGTGTGACGGGACAATTAGCGAAAAGTTGGATACCGGAGACTATAGTATGGTAGGATATACCGACATATTCTCCATTGAGAGAAAGGCTGATTTTGCAGAACTTTGGCAGAATTACAGCAGCCAGAAGAGGCCAGCTTTTGAGGCAGAAATGAAACGCATGTCTCATATTAAACACAGATTCATTATTGTTGAATCGCTGTACACTCCAGATATCATGGAGTTATCTCCACCGCAGTTTACGAAGGGTGTTCCTGGGAAATCTTTCGTCAGATGGTTGATGTACATATCTGTTAAGTATAATGTCAACATTATCCCAGCGGGGGCTTGTGGGAGAAAGATCGCACAAATGCTTTGTGAAGAAGTTGTGCGTGTGACTAAGGATCGTTGGGTTCTACAGGAACCAAAAAGCAAGGATCAGGAGGATTGTCTTGGTAACTAGTGCAAAATCGAATTCAGTCGTTAAAACAAAGGTGACCTTGGATGATTTGCTTCATGGTGATCAAGGCAAATTTGGACACATGTTCCCTTTTCGCGATCGTGTACCAGATATTGCTGATCATATCTTTACAGACCTGAAGAAGTCAAAGATACCATTGGATGAATTTGTAATCGACAAGATGTTGAATATTGACTATATTGGTTGGACAGCAAAGGTGATGTTGAATCTCGATTTATTCCCTATTCAAATTGCAACTCTTCAGATCATGTGGAATACTCCATTCCCTATGTTGATAGCTTGTCGAGGTGGCAGTAAGACATTCATGCTTGCTGTGTATGCGCTTTTGCGAGCCGTATTTGATCCAGGTACTAAGATAGTGATTGTTGGTGCTGGTCTTAGACAGGCTCGATTGGTATTCAACGAAATAGAAGGTATTTGGAATCGATCTCCGATGCTAAGAGCAATTGTTGGTGGTGGCAAAAAGGCTGGACCACGACAGAATGTAGACCTTTGTTATTTTCGCATTGGAGAATCTATCATCTACGCCTTGCCTATGGGTGATGGCACAAAGATTAGAGGTTTCCGTGCGAATGTTGTTATTGCTGATGAGTTTGCTTCTATACCCGAAGATGTATTTGATATTGTTGTCCGTGGTTTTGCAGCTACCGCTAAGACCCCAGTAGAAGAAGCGAGGAAGAGGGCTTTTGACGCGAAGCTCGCCCAGCTTGATATACCATCAGACATAAGGAAGAAGCTAGTCACAGATGACGGAAAGATGCATGGTAATCAAATTGTTTATTCAGGTACTGCATATTATGCTTTCAATCACTTCTGCAAGAAGTATGAAATGTAGCAAGAGATCATAAAGAGCCAGGGTGATCCAGAGTTAGTATCACAGATTTTTGGTGGTGAGAATATGGTACCTGATGGTTTCAGTTATAAAGACTATGCTATCATTAGAATTCCCCACACTCATCTGCCAATAGGATTGTTGGATGATAGACAGTTAGCTCACGCCAAAGCTACGCTTCCAAGGAACATTTACTTGATGGAGTACGGTGCTGTTTTCGTGAAGGATTCCGATGGATTCTATCCAAGAAGTCTGGTGGAGGGATGTACTGTCGGACCGAACAAACCAATTGCGACTCCAGATGGTGATGTAACATTTACACCATACATGAGAGCAGAATCAAAGCGTACATACGTAGTTGGTATTGATCCTGCTGCCGAACGAGATAACTTGGCTATAGTCGTGATAGAAGTACGTGCTAATCATTACCGAGTGATACATTGTTGGGTTGTCAACAAAAAAGAATTCACGAACAGGAAGAAGCGCGGACTTATTACGGACGATGACTATTATGCATATTGTTGTTCTCGGATACGAGAAATTGTGAGATTATTTAATCCTATTCGCATAGAGATGGATAGTCAGGGTGGTGGATATGCTGTTGCAGAGATGTTGCGGAACAAGAAATTGTTGGACATTAAAGATGGAGATTTCCCAATCTATGAAGTCATAGATTTTGACGAGCCTAAGTCTACGGATGGAGAAACTGACGGGCGGCATATTTTGCATCTGGTACAACAGAGTACGGAATTCAACCAGAATGCCAACATAGCGCTTCACAAAAGTCTTGAAACTCGCTCCCTTTTGTTTCCAGCTTTTGACAGCGTAAAAATGTATGCAGCAATTGAAGCGGAAAAATCGATGGGTGTTGTGTTTGACACATACGAGGATTGTGTGTTTAATATAGAGGAACTGAAAAACGAACTTTGCACCATCCAAGTGACCGAAACTGCTACTGGCAAGGAAAGATTTGATACACCACAAGTAATTCAGCACGGTGTTGTCGAAGGTCGTTTACGAAAGGGTAGATTGAAAAAAGACAGGTACACTGCACTTCTTCTGGCTCACAAATACATTTATGACGAAAGTATCTCCGAAGGTGAAGAGATAGATTACAACGATGTGGCTGGAAACATCGAAAAACGTTCCAAGACGCCAGATAAAGACGAGCCTATGTACCGGGGTCCAGGTCTTGGTCGAATGCATAATGCACAAGGGGCTCGTGGCGGGGGTCTTTTCAAAGCCGTGAAGCGTGGTAAGCGTCTCTAGAGTAATGGTGTATAATCAATTGTATCGTTATTGTAATGTAATGGTATTGATTTCGCAAGGGGGAATAGATGGCAAAGAAAAGTCCTGTTAAAAAAACCAAAACTCCTGTTCAGGATCATCTCTACACACAGGGTGTTGGCGGAATAAGGGATTACATCCTTCCAGATACATGCCATTTGAACAAAGGTATTCCACAGAGAGCAATAGCGGCAGATGTAAATAAGCGATCAGGACACAATAGGCACAATTACGATACACAACGTCCAAACGATAAGTTGCCGGTTAAGCACAATGAAATTATTCTCGCATGTCAGTCTGTCTATCGTAAGGTGGGTATGGTTCGTAATATCATAGACCTGATGACAGATTTTGCAGCAGAAGGACTAGAATTACAGCATACGACCAAAAGTCAAGAAAGATTTTATCGAGAGTGGGCCAGGAAAGTGAATCTAAATGGTAGGGCTCACGACTACATGAAGCTTTTGATGAGAGATGCGAATGTCATTGTCCGTCGACAAAATGCACTCATCTCCAGACCGGTTATCAAGGAGATGTCGAAGGCTGACGCTTCTGTTAATCCTATTGGTTTGGTAGACGAAACATTTGTACCAGAAAAGCCACAAAAAATCACCAAACTCAACAAGAAAACAAATCGTAGAGAGATTCCATGGAAATACACTTTTCTTTCTCCTGTCGTCATAGAGAAGATTGGTGGAGAGCTTGGTCGGTTTTTTGGTTCTGATACTCTCGGTATGCGGATACCAACGGCATTGCGGAATTCGATAAGGGCTCCAAAAACCAAGGCGGAAAAAGCGTATGTCAGTGAACTTCCGCCAGAAGTTGTTCGCGCAGCGAAGAAAACCGGCGGTCTTGTCAAGCTGGATATGGATAAGATTCATGTCGATTATTACAAGAAAGACGACTGGGAAGAATGGGGTACTCCATTTCTGTACGGCGTTCTTGAAGACGTGATGTTCAAGGAAAAAATGCGTCTTGCTGATATGGCAGCACTCGACGGAGTGATTAATGTCATTCGTTTGTGGAAATTGGGCAATTCAGATCAGCAAATTCTTCCTACGCCAGCAGCGGTTGATAAGCTTATCGATATTCTTCAGCACAATGTTGGCGGCGGGGTTATGGACCTTGTGTGGGACGACATGATTGATCTTCATGTTGAATACCCTCCTACCGACAAGATTCTTGGACCAGACAAATATATCAGTGTCAATAGTGACATTGTTCGCGGCATAGGTATTCCAGACTCTCTTATTGGAGGCGCTGACCTTGGAACACGTAATGCTCAGTCCGCATTTGTGCAACTAAAAACACTGGTAGAAAGGCTTGAATATGTCCGAAGTCGGGCTATAAGATGGATGCAAAACGAACTTCGTCTGGTGGCCAACGCCATGGGATTCAAAAAGATTCCAGCAATAAGTTTCGGTGTTATGTCATTGCGAGACGAAGCAGCAGAAAAGCAGTTGATGATTCAACTACTGGATCGCGGTATAATTTCGTCAGAGAAGGTTTCTGAAGCGTTTGGAACGAACTTTATGATAGAACTTGAAAGACTGAAGTTGGAGCAAGCATTCAGAGAAGAAAACCCAGGTGTCTTGGAACGATCCGATCCATACAACCGCCCATTTACGATGCTAGAAAAACAAAACGAACTAGCCATCAAGCTTGAAAAGGTTAAGATCAATGGTAAGAATGTTGATGGTGGAGATAATGGTGGTGGAGATAATCCCAGTGGAGATCAGCCGAGAAATGATGGCAATAATTCACCAGGAAGACCGCCGTCAACAAAAGACACTGCCCCAAGAGACGAACGAACGCCAAAGACACAATCTGTTCTAATGGTTGTAGCTGATAGTTTTCTGGATCAAATCGGAGAGTTGGTAGATGGTCCGTATATGAAACAATGGAAGATAAGGGGCAGACGATCTCTGACGAAAGCAAGGAAAGATGAGTTGGAGCGAGTTAAGCGTGGTATCTTGTCCGTCTTGCGTCCCGGAGATACGGTAACTAAGAAGCTAATAGCCGAAAGACTTGAGATGAGTGTTGCCACACGAAACAGTTCTCGTCAAATGGAAAGTAATTTTGGTGATCTTGTAGAGTATTTTACATCATCTACGAAAAAGACACCGAATACTAAAGAGCGCAGATCATTAACTATTATGGCATGGGCTGCTGTAGTGCCTATCAACTAAACACACGGTAACAAGAATTAATGGAGTTTTGTGGACAGGGTTTGTATTTTAAGGGGGAATGGTTATGGCAATTGTAAATGTTTCGTTGGATACGGAAACTAGAGCAACAGTGCTCACTATCAATGGTATTCTGGTACCATCTACCGATTATCTGATCGAGAGATATGTTTTTGATGGTGAAGAATTTATTCGATTTTCCTACACAGTCGAGAATACCGTTGACGGTATGCAAGAAAGACGACAATTCTTTCTTCCTGATCCTGATGCGAAAGATGTTGCTGCGGTTGCTTCGGTCGACGAGAGAGGATTCGTTTCCAAGATTCTTCACAATGACGACAAAGCCAAGGCTGATATTGTTGATTATCTGAATAAAAATCGCAATAGTACTCCGTAGGATATCGTGAAAGGTCTTTTTTGTATCTGATTTCGTGTAGTTTATATTCAAGGTTGTGTATAAACCTTGTGACTGGAGGTGTTTGTGCGAATATATGAAGCAGAAAAACAGGCTGGTATCAACTTTGAGGATCATGCTGCTTCTGCATTTGTTACTGCACAGGTCAAAATTGGCGATATAGAGAAACAATTTGACGGCATGTCTGTTGCTGATCTGATGGAAGCAACTGACACTGTACAAACTGTTGAACAACTTCTTGGACAGAAACAGCCAGATTTGGCTTTAGTTGTGTCTATTCTCGTTAGCACAGGCTGGAATCGCAATGACGATATTTTCACTCCAGAAGAAGTTTGGGCCGCGAGACTATCTCCACTTCATAAGCCAATGAATGATAATCACGATGCGACCAAGATTCTTGGGCATATTGTTCAAACTCGGGCGCTTGACAAAGAAGGCAATGAAATTGACGGAAATGAAACTCCACCGTCTGAATTTGATCTAGAAGTTGCAGGCGTACTTTACAGGCAATTCGACGAATTGAGAAACCGCGTTGATGATATAATTACGAAATCCAATGCTGGTGAAATGTTTGTTTCTATGGAAGCTTGGTTCCCAGATTTTGGATACGGCCTGACTAACGAATCAACAGGCGTTACCAAATTAATCGACCGTACAGAAGCTACTGCGTTTTTGACCAAGCACTTGAGAATTTTTGGTGGTAGTGGCGAATATCAAGGATTCAAAGTCGGTAGAGTTTTGAAAGACATGATTTTTGGTGCTCAGGCTTTTGTCGATGGTGGTCAGAAGCCTGCTAATCCAGAATCTGTGATTAAGGTAGCGGCAGCGAAAAACGCCGCTTCAGGTGATTTTGTGGCTGCTAATTTGAGTGATCTATTGGAAGGGGGTGTAGAAGACGTGGACGAAAAAGAATTGAAGGTACTCCAGGAGAAGTTGGATGACACTGTTGCAAGTTTGGCGACTAAGGTGCAAGAAGTTACCGATTTGCAGAAAGCTGCTGATGAGGTGAAGGCCAGTGATTTTGAGGGGCAAATTGCCGCTCTCAATACCAAGGTTGAGGAACTGACTGCCAGTTCGACAGAGGTATCTGATAAGGTGACTGTTATTGAAGCTGAGAAGGCAGAGCTTCAGAAGCAACTTGCCGAGGTGACAGAACGTGCTGACAAAAGTGTTGCGGAACTCGATGAGATTCGTAAGACAGAAACGGCTCGTGATCGCATGAAGAAACTGTGCGGGGTTAAGGAAGTTAAGGACGAAGAGGCAACTCTTGCCGAACTTCGTGACATGGCTGACGAAACTTTCGAGGCAGTTTTGAAGTACGCTGGCGAAAAGAAGGTTGAAGCAACTGACACCACTAAGTCGGAAGAGAAGACCGGTGACGAAGAGGCGGATGCAAGCGAAGCAACGGCTGCTTTGGACGATGTTGTGGAGAAAACTGGTGCTGAGTTGAATGTATCGACAGATACTGCTCAGACTGAGGAAGACGGATGGGCGTCTACAGCAGCAGCGCTGTGTGGACAAGAAGAGAAAGAAGAAGGGGGTGAATAGGGATGGCTTTGAAACCAGATCGTGATTATAACGAGACAACTGACATTACTAACTTTTGGACTACAGTTGCTGCTGAAAAGGGTGGCATAGCTAGCGTAGTTACACAAGGCTCCGGTGCTGCAATTGGTGTTAATCTTGCAGACGAAGCTAACGTGGTCGGCTATGTTGCGGCTATTACTGCTGGTATGGTACCCAAGGGTATTTTGCTTCAGACAGTAGCAGCAGCTATGAGTGCCACAAGAGACTTCCCGAATTTCGAGAACGGGGAAATTCGGCCAAGTGACAAGTGTACTCTAGTGACAAAGGGTTGGGTAGTTACAGATATGATTCCAGCAGGTATTACACCGACAGCCGGTGCTCCTGCCTATGTGGCTGCAAGTGGTAAGATAAGTTCCACGTCAGGAGCTTTGACGAGGCGAATTGGTCGGTTCGAGACGACTAAGGACGCTAATGGTTTTTGTAGAGTCTCGATTGACATCACATAAGGGGGTGAAGAAGAATGAAGCGTAATGTAATTAAACCAACAACTGAGCAGGTTGAACTTCTGCGTCGGACTGGTTCCCAAAACAAGGCCGAAGCATTGGAAGCGATGCACTCTTTGGCTCAGGCTCTACAAGTTCCACTACGATCGGCGTTGCTTAATGGAGACATCCTGGGCGGCATCTTCGCACCTGAAGTCCTAGACCCAAGTGCGACTGCTGAATATCCGCTGGATTTCTATCAGACAGCACAGGAGAATGACTATGTGGCATACATGATTCCAAGTGAAGGCGCGCTACCACAGAGAACCATCACTGGTGATGCTGTGACAGTTAGCACGTATGACGTTGGTAATGCCATCGACTGGCCGCTGAAGTATGCGACTTCCGCACGCTGGAACATCATAGCTCGCGCTATGGAGGTTCTTGAGGCCGGTTTCGTGAAGAAGATGAACACGGATGGATGGCGTGTCATCATAGCTGCTGGT